AAAGGAGCCTAAGTGATGCCTAATACGAAGGGAGAAGCCTAAAAGGGCCGCTGCTCATGCGAAAAAGTATAGAAAATAGTTTGCATAAACGCAGCAGTACAGCTAGTATTACTGTGTATTCGTCTATCTAAGCGATATTAGATCGAGTCGAACTCGTAAAACTCGCATTCCTCGTCTGCTAAAGACGTTAAACTTGCCGAGATCGCCTCTCGTTAATGAAGCGCAAAAACGCGGTCGTGCGATAAACGATATTTTTTCTGGGGGAGAGATACCCTCATTACTATTATTTTGCATTTTATTCGGAGGCTACAATGGCTTTAACTAACTTTGCTTCCTTGACTTCAGAGCAGTTAACTGCGTGGAGTCGGGATTTCTGGCGTGTTGCCCGCAACATGTCTTTCGTGAACCAGTTCGCAGGTTCTGGTTCTAACGCTATGGTTCAGCGTATCACTGATCTGACTAAGTCAGACAAAGGTACTCGTGCCGTAATCACCCTGCTGGCAGATATGGCAGGCGATGGTGTCACTGGGGATAACACTCTGGAAGGTAACGAAGAAGCACTTCGCGCCTATGACATCACCGTTGAGCTGGATCAGCTGCGTTTTGCAAACCGCATCGCAGGTCGTCTTGCCGATCAGAAGTCTGTCGTAAACTTCCGCGAAACCTCTCGTGACGCTCTTGCTTATGCAATGGCTGACCGTATGGACCAGCTGGCCTTCTTGACTCTGGCTGGCGTTGCTTACACTCACAAGACTAACGGTGCTCTCCGTGCAACTTCAGCCACCACCGGCCTTGAGCTGGTTGACCTTGAGTTTGCTAGTGATGTGTCTGCTCCTACTTCTAACCGCCACCTCCGTGTTAGCGGTAATGACTTAGTTTCTGGTGACACTACTGCTGTTACTGACTCTGACGTTATTAAGTATCGCCATATCGTTGATCTGAAAGCCTATGCCAAAGACAACTACATTCGCGGTATTCGTGGTGCTGGCAACGATGAGGTATTCCACTTGTTTGTTACCCCCCAGCAGATGGCTGACCTGAAGTTGGATTCTGACTTCCTGGCCAACGTCCGTAACGCTGGCGTTCGCGGTAGCAGCAACCAGCTGTTCGCTGGCTCTTCAAGCCTGATGGTAGATGGCGTGATGGTCCATGAGTTCCGTCATGTCTTCTCAACCGAAGGCGCTACCACTGGTACTTCTGCTGAAGCTGGCGATGCTGGCTACAAGTGGGGTGCTGATGCTGACGTTGTTGGTGCCCGTGCCCTGTTCTGTGGTGCTCAGGCTCTTGCAATGGCTGATATCGGTATGCCGGAAGTTGTCGAAGATACCTTCGACTACGGCAACCAGTCTGGTATCTCTATCGGTAAGATCTTCGGTCTTCGTAAGCCGAAGTATCAGAGCGATTACAACGGTTCTGTTGAGGACTTTGGTATTATCGCACTCGATACTGCCCAGTAAGACTAAGACCCCCCTCTTCGGAGGGGGGATCTTTTTTTGCTATTAAAGATTAATTATGAGAATTACAACCGACAAGGATCTAAGGATTGCAACCACACACGGTTCAGTAGTTTTAGTCCAAGCAAATCAGATCAGAGAAGTTTCAGAGTCAATCGGCAGTATAGCCCTCCAAATGGGGGCCAAGCGTCTAGACGATACTGTAGAAGTAGAGATCAGGGCTAGGGACGAAGAAGGCCACTTTGTGGCTGATGACCCAAGCACTCCAGACGTAAACGAAGCCTATGAAACTGTAGAAGTAGTCAAAGACGAATTCTTAGAAACAATAGCGGATGCCATGCAAGATATACTTACTCTTGGCGATCCGAATGACTTCAAAGGGAATGGTGAACCAAAAGCTTCGGCAGTAAAAAAAGCACTAGGTCAGGATACAGATGCAGACCAACGTGCAGCTGCTTGGGCAATTGTCCTTGAGCGTTAACTATGACAGTAACAGTTCAGAGTGTTTTAGACAGAGCAGCAATTGTTCTGCAAGATACGGCAAACATCCGGTGGGCAGAATCTGAACTAGTTTACTGGGTCAACGATGCACAGCGCGAGATAGTTCTTATAAAACCCGATGCTAGTGCTACTAACACTACAATTACCCTAGCCACTGGCACTAAACAAGAAATCCCCGCAGATGGTAATAGACTACTTCGAGTAGTTCGTAACATGTCTGCGGCTTCCGGCGGCACTGGCGGCAAAGCTATCAGGATTGTTGACGAGGATATTCTGGATGTCCAGACTCCTTCTTGGCATTTACCTACCGTGACTGGCGATGCCACCCACGGCACAGTCGTGAAACACTTCGTTTATAACGAGCAGAACCCAAGAAATTTCTATGTCTACCCCGGAGTTAATGGGGATGCATATATAGAGATAGTATACTCGGCCAACCCAGCCCAAGTTACTGCTTCAGACAATATTGGCCTACCTGACATATACAGCACAGCTATTCTAAACTATGTTCTGTATATGGCGTTCATGAAAGATACCAACTACGCAGGTAACGCGCAGAGGGCTTCAAACCATTATCAATTATTCATGGCGGCAGTTACCGGAAAGGGGCAAGTAGATCAGATCACAACCCCTAATAATTCCTCACAAAGTGCTGCCCCCACTCAAATAGGTGGTTTCACTAGTGGCAATTAGATTCGATTCATTTTTACCCGAGGTTCTGTCCTTAGTTCCAGGATGCCCGGATCTGCTTGCTGTTAACGCACTTAGAAGCGCCGCTATAGAGCTTTGCGAAAAAGCAGATGCCTACCAGCTTGAGATGGACCCCATCACCACTATTGCTGGTATCTACGATTATGAGTTCGAGGTTCCGGCCTCGACTGCTGTACATAAAATTCTGTGGGTAAGTTTCCTAGGCCAAGATCTAGAGCCAATTACAACGAAACTATTAGAACAGCGTCAGCCTAAGTGGCGCACCCGCGATGAGTACGGTAAGCCCGTTTACTATGTCAAATTGTCCAGCGAGCAGCTTCGCATCGTGCCGGTGCCTAATGAGACAGAGTCCCAGAGCTTGATTATAAATGCCTCTCTGAAACCAACTCAGTCTGCTAGTTCCCTAGATAATGACTTTATGAATGACTACAAAGACACTTTGGTCAATGGAGCTGCTTTTAGGTTGCTCAGGCAACCATCGAAAGAGTGGACAGATTTTACTGGTGCTCAGATCTATGGGTCGTTATTTAACGAAGGCATAATGAGTGCCTCGAGAAGAGCTAACAATTACGATATGCCTATATCGAGGAAGGTTAAATATGGAGGTTACGCAGGTTCCCCTGTTCAGAGAAGAAGAAGTAACTACCGCAGATATTAGAGAGCATTGGCATTGGGTTCGCCAAGGCATTGAAGAGATTTTAGAAGAGCATAAGCATCTAACCTTTATCCCAGAAGATGTTTATGCAGAATGTAAGGCAGGCAGGGCGCTGCTCTGGGTGGGTCCAGAAGTCTGGGCAGTAACTACCGCAGAGCGGGATCAGTTCACAGGCGCTCAGACTTGCCTTATCTGGTTGATGTGGAGCAGCAGTAAAAGCACCCCAGCCATATTTAAGTATTTAAGAGTTATGGAAAACATAGCGGCAAAGTCTGGCTTCCAAGGCATTGAGGCTAGAACGCCGTTAAAAGGTCTTGGGAAGAGTTTAGAAAGAGCGGGATGGTCTTTAGACCACATAGTGTATAGAAAGGAACTGTAGATGAGTTCGAAACCTAAAGCACAAGATTACCAAGCATCTGATTCTGAGAAAGCGTCAGCTAGAGTAGCACTTCAGGAGAAGCAGTACTTCAATGAAAAATACGCACCTCTTCTGCGTAAGATGCGTGATACCGCTAAGAATTATGATGCCGCACAAACTCTGCGAGGCAGAGCTAGTGCAGACACCGCACAGGCTTTGTCTGGTCCCAGCTATCAGAGAACCCAGAGCTTAGGTAGTGCTGGTGATTATGCGAGTGCTTTGCAGGGTCAGTTAGCTCAAGCTAATACCGCCGGTAAAGATATACAGAATAAGATGGCTACGAACGTGTTAGGCACTGCGCGTGGCCAAGCTGCTGACGCTCAAACCGGAATGGCTCAGGCTTCTAGGATGGCTACAAGTGACGCTTTAGAGAGGGCCAGAAACAAACAGATGGTTGCTGATGCAAAATATCAGGCTGCTGGGCAGGTTATAGGTAGCTTTGTTGGGCAGGGACTCGACAATATGGGGACGCAGGCAAAAGATCAGGATGGAAATGTGGTTCAAGGCACTTTCTTTAGCCCAGTGGGTTCTGATGCTAAGAGGCGTACTGGCTTTAGGGAGCGTCTTGGCTATTCTGGATTTCTAGGGAGGTAATTCATGGCTTACGATCTAGCAACTATGCCTATGGGACCAGGAATGCCAAGTGGCGGTATGAACACTACCAATATGACTGGTGATCCTGACAAGATGTATGCTGGCATCACCCAGAAAGAATTTAATGATTACATTAAAGACTATCGTGGTTTTGAGGACGAGCTAATTGCAAAGTCACAGAGCGATACCTCTTTGATTGATCAAGCTAGTGATGATGCGCTACAGGCCCGAAAAAATGCTGCTGGGATGGCTAGGCGTAATGCTCAGCGGTACGGGGCGGGCTATACCCCTGCACAGCTACAGGAGGCTAGGAGAAGCTTACAGCGGGCTTCTTCTCTTGGTAGCGCTGATGCATTGAACAATGCTCGAATAGCGCAGAGAGAGGCTAATACGGCCCTTCTAAGCGATCTTATAAACATCGGTCAAGGCGTAAACAGGTCTTCTTTAAATCAGCTCGGCAGCGCGGCACAAGACGCGCAGAGCAGAAGACAAGCTTTTGAGGCAGCTAAAGCAAGCAGCAAAGCGCAGACTTACAGCTCGATTGGTAGCTTAGCCTCAGCCGCAATTTTCGCATTCGCATTTTAAGGAGCAAGCATGGCTACTTTAGCTGACGGACTTTTAGCTGGTTTCCAGGGTGCTCAAGCCCTAGGCCAGCAGCGCTTCCAGAATAGGATGGCTGAAGAGGAGCTTGCGCTGAGTAAACAGCGTATGGACCAGCTTGAGCGGAATCAACGTATAGCTGACGAGAATGCTGAGATTTTAAGAACTACTCGTGCTAATACCGAGTTCATGGATTCAACTCCTTCCAGTGTTTTTGATGACGAAGGTTTTAATTCGGCCACTGGCGATATTTCACCAGAGCTGGTAGGTAGAATACTCAATAGCGGGACACAGCAAGAAAAAGACTGGCTTAATAGAGCATTAGGGTACAAGGCCCAAACAAAGAACGCTGAGGGAGAGCCGTTAGAGTTTACAGGGGTGCTGTCTTTACCGCCTAGTTTACAAAACCGCGAAGGCGGTTATGCTGTGGGGATTAGGAATAAAGTTACGGGCGAAGATGGTGTTATAACGGAAAATGGAACTAAAGATCCTAACGACAGGGTACAAGTTCTTGATGCTGAGCAGCTCTCACGAAGGACGTCTGGAAACCTAGCTAAGATACTTGGGGACGGCGGCTATAAGTCTCAAGTATTTCGTAATCGCGCTCGCATAACTCAATATGATATTAGAGCGGCGCAGCAAGCCCAAAATGATGCAGCTTTAACATC